TTTTCATTTAAGTTAGCCGCGTCTGTGTTAAGGTTGGCGATGAACGCTTGGGTGACAAGTGTCAGGTCCATACGTTAAGCTTCCCTGGCGGGCACAAGATACGTGCCGTTGCCTGTGACAACTTGCACCGCGAGGTTGCACAGTGGCAAGTTATAGCTGTCTACCAGCGTGGCGTTAACCAACTGCAGGTGGGCTTCACCCAGGCCTTTTGCCTTGTGGGCATTTAGCGCGTTAGTAAGGTTAGTCGTGGCAGCGTTGACAGCAGTTTGTTGAGCTTGGTAAAACGCAGAGACCGCGTTTGAAAGTGACGTTAACTTTTTGCTTGTGTCGTCAAGCAACGTTTTGAGTTCAGCCAGCCCAGTAACTAAGCCTTGGTTGTTCATGCCATGTTACTATGGTTGGACGTTTAACATGCCAAACGCCACGATTTGGACCCGTTGCGGGGTGGTGCCGCCGACGATGACCTTAACCTGTTTGTCGTCCGTGCCGTTTTCCAGGTAGACAGGGTAATACGTCGTGCCGGTGCTGTGCGGGATGACCGAGATGGACACGTTACTGCGCTTCCAGTTAGCCATGCCGCCGTCATCTTGTTGCGGGAGCGTGACGTCAAGTGTGCCGCAGTAAACTAAGTTGACTTGGCCGCGCAGGCAAAACAGCTTGTCAGCGCTTAAGGCTGACTGGATAGCTGACACGGCAAAGTCGAACGTCCCAGTGGCTGGCACGGTGACAGTGCCGCTGTTGCCGATATACGGCAAGGCAACCTCGCCGAAGGTGCCGTTGGCGGTGTAGTGCGCGTGGGCGCTGCCGTTAAACGTGATGGCCGCCCCGTAAGACGGGCCAAATAGCTCAATCCACGGCGCGCCGTTGGTTGTCGGGTTAGTATTGTTGTTTGGCTCAGTCGAGTAAAAGGTGCGAATAATCGCGCCGTCTTGGTAGGTGACAAGGTCGCGCGCGTCGTAGGTGCCAGTGCCAGACCAGGCGCCACGGACGTTGAGGCCAACTGGGCCAACTGGGCCAGGGGGGCCTTGTTCACCGGCGTTAGAGGCGCCTGACTGCACCAGCAGCTCCCAATCGTTATTTGACCCGACAGCTGGGTTTGGCGGTGTTACATTGTTATTTTCTCTGAGCGCCACGTAGGAGCTGAAGCCTGTGTTGCTGAAGTTGTAGCGCACGACGTCGCCTTTCTGGTATTGCGTCGTGCCATTCCACACGCCGCGCCAAACTAGGCCGGGCGACCCTGGCGCGCCGCTTTGGCCAGCCGGGCCTGGCGGGCCAGGCGGGCCTTGCGGTCCTGGCGGGCCTGGCGGCCCGACGATGCCCGGGCCAATCAGCCCCGCGGGGGTGATGCCGGTCGGCCGCATGGTGAGCAGCACGCTGCAGGTGGCCGCGGCGCTGTCGCCGCCGTCGTTGCTAAGTTGGACGACAAACTGGCCTGCCCCGAAAAATGTCGTGCCGGCTGAGACCTCGCTGGTAGTGTTAATGACCTCAACGACCTGGCCGCCTGTCCCGCCAAAGTCGGACGTCCAGATTACCTTTAGCACCACCTGGTTTGTGGACGACTTGACCGCCGCGTTGAGCACCCGGGCCTCAAAGCCAGTGGGGATCCTAAAGTTAGTCAGCGTCTCCACGGTCGTCGGCGGCAAGATCGTGCGCGCGGTCGGGAGCGGGATGAACTGCTCCTTGTTGTTGACCTGCGCGACAAGTTCATTTACCTTTTTGGCGATGAGCGTGTCACGGTAGGCAAGTTGGCGGGTTGACCGCTGGATGGCCGCGACGCCAAACTCGTCGTCGGCGGAAAAGTGCTTGACGTCGCCGTTGGCTAGGTTTAACCCTGAGCCGTCAGGCAGCGACAGTGGTTGAACAAGGTCAGGCATAAGTCACTTAAAGCTACGCAATGCGGCCGTCCACGCCGTGGCGCTTTGCGAATGTCCTAAAGATCTTAAACTTCCAGCGCACGGTCTCGCCATAACTAAACTCGCGAAACCTGAGCTTGCAGCCGCCTTTAACGCGCTCAAAGCCCATCTTGACGACGCGCGGCGGCCGCTTGACCGGGACCAGCGCGCCGACGCGCCCGATGGCCAGTTTAGAGTTAGTCAAGATGGCATCTTCAAATGTCCGGACAACCACCTGGTAGGCCCGGCGGGCGTCCGCGTACTCAAAGCCAGCCGCGACAAATCTTCGGATAAATTCAGCCCTTGGGATGCTTGAAAATTTTACCGGCACTGACATCGCTAAAAAGAACAGTTAACGTTCGTATTTGACCGAAACTTGAAAGGGCTGCGAGTTAAGCTTTGAGATAAAGGAGATGTTGAGCTCAACTTGCTTTGGCGCCCGCTTGACTTGGATGCGGTCAAGCTCTACCCGCGGCTCATATTTTGCGACAGCCTTGACAACCTCGTCGCGCACCATGGTCTCGACCGCGGGCGTTTCTGGCTCGAACAGAATGGCGCGCAAGTTAGTCCCGAAGTCTGGAAACATGAGCCGCTCGCCCCGCGCGGTCAGCAAGATGTTTCGGAGGTTTGACTCTAACACCAGCGTATTCTCACCGGTGTTAAAGTTCCACTGCTCCGCGTTAGGGTAACCCACGTCGCGCGGCAAGATAGGCCCGACAAGCTTGCCAAGCGCCGGGGTGTCGCTAAGTTCGGCGTCAACCTGCACCTCGATGACCTTTTGCACCTGGTCATACACTGGCTCGCGGTAGTTTCTGGCCGTGATGACCACGAGGTACGTGCCGGGGTAGTAGCTTGTGGTTAAGCTGGTGATGTTAATTGGTGACACGACTGCAACCGGCGCGGTCGCCGGCGTCTGGCTGCCAAGGTAGACTGTCGGGAGCCCGTTGCCCCAGTTTAGCGACGCGCTGATAAAACGTTGGCTAAGCGAGGTGTCGGTTTCCTCAACCTTTAAGTTTAGCAGGGCAAATTTGGCCTGTTGGCCTGTTGGGACCTTAAAGTTGGTGGCAGACGGCGTGGCAGAGATGACCAGCATACTATCCTACGTAGTTCAGGTAAGCCGGGCGTTTAGTTTCAGGACCTGGTTCGACCTTTTCTCTGGCAAAGACCGCGCCTTGCGCGCTCTCAGTCAACTTGCCAGTAAAGGCGCTGTGCGCTGGCTGGCTAAACTTGAACGGGTCTTCGCCGTAAGATGACACCACTATGTCATCTTTCTTAAGCGCTGGCTGTTCAAGCACCTCACGTATGTTGCGGTAGCGCGGGATGCGCCGGTCTTCAGCCTTGGCCAAAAGGTCTTCGTCGCCGTAAAGCACGGCCTTAAGCCGGTTGACCGCCTTGAGCGCGTCAAGGTTGCCCGCCAGCTTGTCAGCCACCTCTTTGAGGAGCTTGAATGACGACGGCGCCGGCTTGCGCGACGACTCTTGCTGGACTTCTGGCGGCAGCGCGGCTAAAAAGGTGTGCACCACGTCGTCAGGCATGTGCAGGTAGCGCTTGAAGATGGTCTCTACCCAGGCCTCGCGCGGCAAGTTGTACTTTTGCATGATGTCGCCCAGCTTGTCAAGGACGTCAGCTTGGGCGCTTAAAAGCTCGAGCTTCATCTGCTCTTCCAGCAGCCCGATGGGCGACATTTTGGCCTTGATGTCGAGGTTGTCGAGATTGTACTCTTTTAAGGCCGCGTGAAAGTAAGCCAGCCAGGTATAGCCGTTGATGATTGGCTGGCGGACAGTCTTAATTTTGCGCAAAAAGCGCATGTCTTGCGCCAAGAGCGACTTGCCAGAGGGAGCCTGGTTGTTCTCGCCCGGCTTGGTCGCGCCAAACCAGGACTTTGGCATGCCGATGATGGAGAAAAACAGGTCAGTTAAGAGCTCGATGTCGTAGACGTCAGGGACATTGGCGGTCCCGGGGAGCTTTTCAATCGCGTGCTGGAAGCCGTTGGGCTTGGCAACCCACAGGATGGTGTCAAGCGCCATGGCGTTGTAAAAGGCGTCAAACTTCGCGGGGTCGCTGAAGCTGTCGGTGCCTTGCCCGAACGACAGCTTTGAGCGCAGCGTCTGCTTCCAGCGGTTGATCGTGCGCATCTGCTCAGTTGGCGCCTGGTCTTTGACGTCGATGTTGACCACGTAGCGGTCAGGCTGAACTTGCGCGCGGTGCACGACCATCTGGTCAAGCGCGAGCCTGAGCTTCTTGTAGATGCCCTGGGCCTCCTCAAACAGGGGCTCGCCGTGCTCGGTCATGCGGAGCCTGAAGAGGCGCCGCAGGTGCAGGAAATCCCACGGGTACCACAGGTACTCCAGGTCTTGCCCGCTGAACTGGAGCGCGACGCGCTGGATGGGCGTCTTGTTGTCAGGGCCGACAAAGGCGTCGTCCTTGCGCGGCTTGTGGCGCATCCAGCGAAAACCGACGCAGCGCCGGTTGCGCTCAAGCCAGTAGCGGCGCACGTCCATCGGGTGGGCAAAGCTTAAGCCGACGACCCCGTTTTGCGGCTCGTACTCGATCTTGTCAAAGGAGTTGCCCAGGCTGGCCACGTGGTAGACTTGGGAGGGCAAAAATTCTTCAACCCGGACGCGCTGCAGCATGGAGTTCAGCTCGTCCTCAACCTTGGCGTCGTTGCACTCATACCACAGGGTGCCAGGGCAGTTTGAGTCAGTCTGCAGGACCTCGTGGACTACCTCAGACAGCGCGGCAGCCATGAGGTCCCAGCCCGCCATCTCCTCCCAGAGGTTCAACATGCTGTCGAAGCTCACTGGCCGCTTCATGATGGAGCTGTAGCGCGACCAGATGTCGGGGTCAGCGATGTTGCCCGCGTCGACAAAATCTTGGTATTGGTATGAGGACAGCGCCGAAGGTTGCGCGGGCGCGGGGACAAGCGAGTTCAGCGGGGCGTCAGCGGCCCCAACTAACCCTAGGTGCTTGACTAACTTAAGTGTAAGTGGCGTCGGCATAGGTGTAAGAACTTTTGTTCTTTATCGCATGGCGGACGAGCAAACGACGGTAATTGCGTTCAGAATCCCTACCAAGGCGGCTGAGGTCTTGCACGCGAAGGCAGAGTCAAACTGCATCGTCAACGTGCGGTCAGGCAACCAGTTTGCTCGAAAGATCGTGCTCGATTTTTTAAGCGGCAAGCTCATCTACGTCAGGCCTAAAGACAAATTTCATGACCCAGCCTTAGACTGTTAGTAAACAGCAAACTAAGTACATGCGCGGCATCCTATTCGAGCGTGGCAAGTGGCTTGGCGTCTCGCGGCTAACGATAACCGACACGCGACTTCAGGTCTCTATCCTTAAGCTTGACTTTTTGACCCTGGGGTTCAGGTGGGTGGAGTTGAAGTTTGTCCAGCGCGGCTTGGACCAGCTGGTTTACCAGCTTTGCCGCGAGTGGGCGCTGGAGGCCAAGACGTTTAACGTGGTGCCGCTGGCAGACGACCTGTCAAAGTCAATCATGAAGCTCATCTACCAGGCGCAGGCTGGGAAGCTTTAGGCTTTTAAGTCGGCTTCTTTGATGGTGAACTCAAAGCCAGTAAATGTCATGTAGCCGTCGTTAAACTCCACGGCGCGCACGTCTGGGACGCCGATGAGCTTCTTTACCTCGTCAATGGCTTCTCTGGGAAGTCTTAAAAACTTGAGCTGAAACTTGTACACGCCGCTAGGGACGTCTTGGCTGTCGGCCGCGGTCAAGATGACCGCGTCCCTGAAGTAGGTCATGAGCGACGGGTGGTTAAAGATCCGCAAGACCAGGCGGTCGGCGAAAACTTTAGCCGCGTAATCTTCGTGGTCTTCAAGCAAGTAGTCAACTACGCGTTGAACTGCACGTTTAACGCTGTCCATGCACTAACTACTTTAGGTAGGCAGCTAAGGCCATGTTGATCAGCTTGCGAAGCCACACGGCGTTAAGCTTAGGCTGCCAACTTGCCCAGGCTGGCTGGTCAATGTCGACACTCAAGATGGTCTTGCCATTTATGGCTAACTGATAAACTCGCATGACTAACTGACTGCGCGTCAATTAAAAGAATAACTTCTGCCTTAAAGTTTAGCCATTTTACAATTAAATGGCAATTCTTAGCGCTATGAATGTTCACTGGAAGCACTTTGACCGCCCGCTGCCCTACGTGACGGTGTGCCCGATCCCCTTTGACGCGTCGCGCCGGTTTCCGATCCTGTGGCGCACTGACCGCGTCAGGTCGGCCAAAAACAGGTGGAGCTTGCCGACAGGCATGCACGAGGTCGGTCGGTCGCTTGGCGAGCAGGCGTGCGTTGAACTTCAGGAAGAGCTGGGCTTAACTGGCAAGCCCGCGACGTGGAAATTTGTCACGATGTACGAAAACGTGCTGCCAGAGGACGGGTACCACTGGGTGATCTTGATGGGGTTGGTGCAGGTGGCCTCGCTGGGCGACCTGCAAAATAAAGAGCCAGAAAAGCACAGCAAGGTCGACTTTGTCGACCCATTTGACGCCGGGGTAGAGGCGAAGCTCGCGGCGCTAAGCATGGACGCGCCGATGAAGCGCGCGCTGCTCGACTTTCTTCCTGTCATCCGCCAACACATGGCCACGGTATTTCCACGCTAATGCGCGCCTTAGTTTACGCTGACGTACACGCCGACGACGGCAACGAGCTGTGCTTTTGCCACCAGGGCTGGTCGCTGCAGCACTGGCGAGTTAAAAAGTTTTTTGCCGACGCCTTCAAGCTTTACCAGCAGTACAAGTGCGACTGCGTGTGGGACTTAGGCGACACGACAAACTCGCGGTGCAGCATCCCGATCCCCACGATCGACGTGGTGTTAGAGGGGGTCAGCAAGTTTCCGCCGCACCCGTGGAACTTAAAGCTCATCGGCAACCACGAGCAGTTTTTGCGGTCAACGTCAGTTCATGTCGGCAGGCTGTTTCAGCAAAACTTTCAGATTGTCGAGGAGGCCAAGGTGCTGCAGGCTGACGGTGTCGTGTACGCGCTTTGCCCGTTTCCAGCTGAAGACGCGCAGCTTGAGGCCTGGCTGGAGGCGGTGCTTGAAGACTACCCTGGCAAGCCTAAGATCTTGCTGGGGCACTTTCAAGTTTTAGGCTGCAAGCTCAACAGCGGCGAGGCTAAAGACGGCGTCTCTAAGGAGGTCTTGCGGCACTTTGACCTGGGGCTCCTTGGACACGTGCACAAGCCGCAGACGCTGGTGGGCAACGTGCACTATGTCGGCAGCCCGTTTCAGCAAGACCGCGGGGAGGAGGGCGAGGTCAAGCGCGTGGCCATCGTTGACACGGACAAGTTGAGCGTGCAGTGGGTCAAGCTTGACGGCTTTCCTGAGTACAAGACGCGGACGCTGGCGCAATTTCTAACCGAGGTTAACGAGCGCAGTGAAGACCGGTTCCAGGTAATTTTGGCAAACCCGGCCGAGGCGGAGCGCTTTTTTGCCCACCCGCTGTCAAGCCGCGCCAGCCCAGTTTACCGCTATGACGTCAAGGAGGAAGTTAACGCAGGGCGCGAGTTAAAGGTTGAAAGCTGGTTGTCCTCACGCCGCGGGCTGGTGCGGAAGTACTTTGAGCTTAACCCGCCAGCGGAGCGCGGCATTAACATGCCCCTTGAGGAGCTGGAAAAGTTGGCGGAACACTTCATGGACGCTGAAGACTAGCGGCATTAAAAGTCAATTTTCTTAGGAAATTAGCTTGCGGCCGTGGTGGTTAAGGTCGAACGTAAAAAATTATGAATCAAATAAGCCAAATTCCGTTTGGGTCTGACGCTACCAAGTTAGCGGGTTACGCGCAAGCGACCGGTGACCGGCTGGGCGCGTTTGACGTTGTGTTTGAAAATACGGGTCAAAACGACGCGTACATTTTCATCGCTGAGGGCAAGTATACTCCATCAGGCCTTGTTTATGAAACGTCAACCCCAATTGTGCCTGGGTTTACTGTTAGGGCCGGTGGCGGGGTGGTGACCAAAAGCATGAGGTCGCTGAACAAGCGCGTCGGGTTTTTCGGCTCGGGCAACACGCTGGTGAACGCCACGGTGGTGATCCGCAACAAGGGCGACCTGCGCGGCGCGCAGATTGACATTGTCACCGGTGGCCGCCGCGGTTGGGGCTACGACCCGGCGTTTGACTCTAAGACTACCCGGGCGAACTGGGGTCCGCCGCCTGACGCCCCGACTTCTCCGGCGATTGGCGAAGTTGGTTAAGCCAGGCTTTCAGCAGCAACGTCGACAAAACTGCAAGCTCTCGCGGGCTTGCAGTTTTGTTCTTTTTAGCATGTACCGGTTTCTTGGCGCGCGTGTCGCGTTACTTCCTGTTGACGAGCAATATGAGGGGTTAATCGTGCGCCCGCCTGTGGTCTCGCGCCGCAATTACGCGCTTGGCCGCGTGCTGGGGTTAGGGTCTACACGCGACGGCTTTGAGGTTAAGGCCGGCGACATCGTGTTGCTGCAGGTAAATGACTTTATGGTTGACGCCTGCGCGTTTAAGGACAAGCACAGCGGCAAAGTTTGCCTGAGCGTGCCAGAGGGCGACATCCTGGCTAAGATCTCAAGCCAGGTGGTCAAGTTAGAGACCTTCCGCGTGGTGGGCAACTGGGCGCTAGTCCGCGAGGTAAAAGCTGAGTCAACGTCGCCAATTGTCATCCCTGAGACAGTTAAGGCGTCGCTAGAGTTTTCAAGATTTGAGGTAGTGCAGCTTGGGGCGCTGTGCGAGGTCAAGCTTGAGCCGGGGCGCGAGGTGGTTGTGGACAAGCGCCGGCTTAACCCGCTTGAGCTTAGCGGTGAAACTTACTACTACCTCAATGACGCGAGCATCTTAGGCGAGGTAGTCAGGGAGTAAGAAGTCGGTAACCTTGCAGCAGGCTTACTGGGATGCCGGCGTCGTCAGCTTTATTTCCAGCGTAGCGCGGGCAGCTTAAGCTAAAGGGGCGGTAAGGGTGCTTAAACGTGTAGTCGACTTGTGTTTCATTAAGCGTCTCTTCAGCCTTTGCGTGGTAGTGTTGGCGGTCAGCCTCGCACAGTGACGGGTTAACTTGCTGGGCGGCGAGCAGGTGGTGGCTTAAGTCAAGGCAAAGTCGCGGCTGGCCGTGGACGGTCAGCAACCCAGCTTGCCGCGCCCGGTGGGTGTAGTCGCAGTGCTCTATGCCGTACTTGCCAAAGCGCGGGTCAAAGTAGCCAACTTGGGCCAAGCACGCGCGCGAGATGGACATGAGGCTGCCAGTGATCTGCTTCAAAATTTTGACCTCCCACAGCTTGCCTGACTTGCCTGGAACTTGCGCAAGTTCCCACTTGATGTTGTCATCGTGGTAAAAGCAAAAAAGCCCGACGCCTAAGTCTTGGTGGCCGTCGGCGTAAATTTTGACAAAGTCGCCAAGTACCAGCAAGTCGTCGTTCAGCAGGCAGAGGTGGTCGTAGCCGCTAAACCGCTGGTTAAACCAGTGGAGCGCCCGGTTGGCGTTTCCAGCGACGCCAAGGTTGAGGTCGCCTAAGAAGACGCTTGCGCGCCCTGTCGGGTCTGACCACTCTTCAGCCTTTAATGTCTTAGCTAGCGTTTGGTCGTCGCGCTTAAGCTTTCCCGCGGTTAAGACCTTAGCCGTCATGTCTTCCTGGCTGCAGTCGTCAAAGATGGCCAGCGGGTAAGCCGCGCAGTGCTGGTTGAGCCCCTCAAGCAGGGCAGTTAAGGCCGCGACACGGTTGTAAGTTAAGACAGCGACGGCAGATTTCACGCCGTGAAGAACATGAAGGCATTCTAACTTGCGTGGTTGAACGTACGCCAGTGCGCGCGCCGCTCGCGTGCTTTAGCTTAGAGTTTTCAGCGTCAGACCCAAAGTGCCGCGCGTGCGCCCACGCGCCAAGCTGCCAGGTGTACATGGGCCGGCGCGCGCACACGCGGCTTTCGGCGCTCAAGTTTAGGCTCGCGCCCAAGTTTGGCGACCCGCCGCCAGTTAAAGACCCAGAGCTTGCGGAGCTCCAGCAACTTTACACCCAGTGTTACCTGACGGTATTTGGCAGGCCGCCGCCTGACCGGTTGGACCAGCGCCCTAAAGTGTTAGAAAGGTTAGAGGCCGCGTGCCAAGAGGCAGGGTGCACGCTGCGCATGTTTGTGCTGGCGTCGATGGTAGGCCACCGCGAGACCCAACAGGCGCAGAAATTTTACGCCAACATGCTGCTGGGGCCTTTTGCGGTCAAGCGGGCATTGCGCTACCGCGAGGCGTGCAGCCGTGAGTTTGGGGCGTTTGACCTGCAGTCGCTAGAGCTGTTAACCGCGGCGGCCACGCAAAATTTGCAGCAGCGGCTGCTTAACAGCGAGATCTTAGCGGGCCAGTGGGTGGTGGGTTACAAGCTGAGGTTTGACGGCCCGTACGGGCCGCGCTTTTACCAAGAGGAAGAGCTCAAGCTTGACCCGTACTGGCTGGCGACTGAGGGCACCTACTTTGAGCTGGTGTTGCGTGAAAACTTGGCGCAGCCCACTAAAAATTCAGCGCTCGCGCGCCACCGGTTTAAGGTGGGAAGGCTGCTGGTCGAGCTTAAGAAAAACGCGCGCGGCGGCGGGGCGTACGCCAAGGCTGTGTTTCAGCTGCGCGAGGCAGCGGCCCCGGAAGCCGTGCGGCGCGTGCTCGCGCGCTACGGGCTTCAGCCAGACGACTTTACCAGCAAAGACCAGGTAGTGACAGACATGCTCGCGTTTTGGGGCGACTTGGCGCTGGCCTTGAAAAACTACTTTGTCGCCAGGTATCTTGACGGCGACAGTACTGTTCTCAACTACCTGCGCGCAAAGTAACGCTATGACGCAGACGTGCAACTTCAGCAACGAGTTTCAAGACTTGATCTTGGCGTGCCTGGTGCAGCACCCTGGCCAGATGCTTAAGTTTGACCGGGTGTTGACCGCGCGCCAGTTTTCAGGCACGCAAGCCACGATCGTGGCTGAGGTCGCCTTGGCGTACGTCGCCAAGTACGGCAAGTTTCCGGGGTGGGAGACGCTGGTCGAGCTGGCTGAAAAGGAGGCGCGGCGCATTGAGGTGACTGACGACGACGCGCCGAACAAGATGCGCGAGTACCT